CGGTATCGCCGGTTGTAACAAACGTGCCGTTAACCGTGGGCACGGCAATCGTGTAGCTTGATGCGGTGTTTGGGCCCGTAACGGATACTTGCCCACCCAAGGCGGCTTGAAAGACTAATGTGCCCATTGTTTCACCTTAACTAGATGTGTGCAAAATTGAAAAATTGATTGTCACCGCCTCAGAATACGCATTGTTGGTGCTATTTTTGATCACCACAACAAACGATCCATTGGCAATTCCGGCAATAAATACATTGTATGCGCCTTGCGTGCCGCCGCTTGCAATTGAACAAATTACATTATCATTTGCACTTACTAGGCTATTTGTAACGGTAAAAACGGCTTGTGCGCTAGGTGCTAATTGGCTATTTGCGGTAACAATTTGCCCACTTGATGTGTTTACTGTAACACCCGTGGTTTTATTGTTCGTTTGCGTAACAGTTCCAAAATTGCCACTTGCGTAGCCAATTTCGCTTGTTGCGTAAATATTTGTTGTTGTTAAAGTTGTAGGTAGGGGCGGATAAAACGCCACCCCCCCCGGCCCAATCAAAGCAATGCAATTTCCATTGGAATCAAATTGCCCCTGAACCGGAACAATTTGCGTTGTTACTGTGGAGGCAACTTGATTCGTCATAGATAATCCTTAACTTTGATCACCAACAGGGGTGACATAAAGCAATCCCGCCGTGCCACTATTGCTAATCGCCGTCATATAAAACGGCGTTGTAGGCGTTGCCAAAATAAGGGGGCTTGTCATGCCCGCGGGCAAAACATAATCCCCCGGTGTTCCATCACTCGGAAACGTTGCGGCGGGGCATGGCGAATAATTCGCAAATTTCACCGCAATGGGCGATGCGCCCGTGTTTAGGAATGAGCAGTAGTTGATCTGATCGTTTGTCTGATCATCAACCAAAGTGCTTGAATGGGCACTATTGGTGACGCTAAAACAATACGTCTGACCCGCGTTGCGTTGGACTGTTGAACCAGCCATATTTACACCACATTCGCGGGTAAGGGACTGTCTTCAGGCGATTTCACGTTAACCAACAAGTTAGCGGCCGTTTGGGTGACCGATCCACCTGTAAGGTTAATCAAACGAACTGTGATTTGATCGGCCGTGTTGGTGTAAGCATTACCAACCGCAACGCCTGTAACCATTGCCGCATCAACTGTGACGTTGATCATGTCTGTGGATTTAACGCCAGGGCATGAAATAGTGACTTCAGTTGTTGTAGTGGAAAAAGTGGTGCTTGGTAGTGTCAATTGAGCGATGGAACTGCTCAACAAATTACCACGGGTAAGTGTAGTTTTGGACATGATAATTCCTTTAAAACATGATTATTGTATAACAAAATGAAAAAAAGCCACCCCTTTTGAGAGTGGCTTTCTGTTTATTTACTCACAAATTAGGGTAAAAATGTGAGGTCATAGCCGTAAACAAATACGTCACAAGTCGCTGCAATTGTCGTTCCCACGTTGACATACATCGTAGATGGGTTGGAAATAGCGGTTGCGGGATTTGTCGCGGTTGAGGTTGTCACATAAGGACCACCTGTGTTGCTAGTCAAAGCAGCGGTAGTCAATACTGTTGAACCTGTTGCGCTTGGGCCTGTGTAAACACCAACAGTAGCCGTAGCAATAGTGGTTGTTGATCCACTAGAGTTCAAGCCATTGGTGATTAGCACGCTAACGGGCACAAATTTAGTCACATCGACTACTGTCATGGCTGTATCACCAGCCACGGCCAAGTTAACGGATTGTGCGGATGCAATCAAACGCAATGCTTGGTTTGTGGCCAAGTTTTGTGGGTGATTGCTTACTGTGGTTGCTGGTCCTGGATTACTCATGTTAGTTTTCCTTTAAGTTAATTAAGCTGCAACACGGCAAGCGAGTTCAGGATAGAGCGGTGCCCAGCCGTACAAGACATCCAAACGGGTTGGAATACTGTCATTGTTAATGGTGTACTGGCGAACCACGCGCATGGACAAACCAATCTCTTTGTCAGAAGCGCGACCAGCAAAGTGGACACCCTCTGGCAACTCAAGATCGGCCACTGCCAATGTAAACGCATTGCGGTGCATAATGATATTCTGTGGTGACACAGTACCAGTATTGTTGAAAGGCGTAACAGTTGATGCGCCAGCATTGGTCACAGACACGTTCTGGAACTGACCAGCAGTAATCACGGCAGGGCTAACAGTCACGCTAGTTGTACCTGATGTTGCCACAGTAGCGGCAGCAGTCACGACAAAGTTGCGTAGCTTGTTAGAACCATAAGCCTGGCGATTCTGGGGGTTGACAGCGTACACGTTAGCAATTTGGATAACGTCACCAACGTTCAACGATGCTGTGGCTGTTGTGGCAGACAAAGCGATAGTAGAAGTTGATGCCCAACCAGAGGTCAGGAATCCAGTTGCAGTCGATGTATTGCATGACAACACGGCAGTCGAATAAGAACCGAATGTTTGTGAAACAACGTTCTGATCCATCTTCCAGTTCATACCAGCAGAGTCACGACCCATCAAACCCTTGCGATACTGTTCGCCGATGGCTTCTTGGGGTACAAATAGACCCTTCAAAGAATCAACGATTGTGGCGCTTGTGAAAGGTTCAACGATACATGAACGGCGGCCATCCCTTGGTGCGCCTTCAGCGTCAAGGTAAGCAGCAGCGGTCAAATATGTGATCAAACCTGTGGGAGGTGTACCAGCTGTACCAACGATATTGGCCGTGTTGTTCTTGGCCATCACCAAGCCATCACGATCAATTTTGTTAGCAATTGCTGCCACAGCGGGTTTCAACACGCGGTCAGAGAACATATCCAAAGACAATGCCAAGTCCTGAGTTGTGAATTGTGTCATTCTGTTACTTCAGCTTTCGCTTACTGACCCTTTCGGGCGGTTCGACCGCTTCGGATCAAACTCTCTGGCTTCTTTTAGGTTATACCAAAGTTCAGACTATCGCATCCTATTTCTAGGTTCTTCCACTTAGTCGTTCAGGCTGCACAGATTTCTCTTGCTTGCCCCCTGTCGCCCTCCGCAGGGCTTCCAAGTCAATCAGGAAGAATTTTGCCAATCAAGCCGCTATTAGAAAGGAAGCGTCTTGATATGTGGACATACGTTTATCCACATGGAACTGGGTTGACAAAGTCACGGGTACGCTAGACTCGTTAAAGTCCTCAACGTTCAATGCTGGGCCAGTAGTACCGATGAAACGGCCTGGTCTGCGAACGTTAACTGTGTTACCGATCTTTGCACCGACAACGGCGAATTGATCGTCATAGTTTCTGTCAACTTCACTTGTAAAAGTTACATTCTGTTACTTTAGTGACCTATTTCTAGGCGGGAAAACCTCTTCGGATTCTCCTCTACCCCTTCTTTTGTTATAGGGTAGTTCAGACTATCGCATCATCCTATTTCTAGGAGCTTTCTCACTTAGTCGTTCAGGCTGCTTTCGCTTGCCCCTTGTTGTCTGCTGCCAGAGTTCCAAGTCAATCAGAGAAAGTTATTCAATATGCGTTACCGCATAAGGGAGCAAACTGTTTACTCGTTTTCCAAAACCATCAACGCCTCGTTGGTGATCTTGGATATCGTTAAGAGATTATTACTCATTTGATTTCCTTGATTTGAATTTAACGGATTTTGCCCGCCCGTCTAGCTTCTTTCCAAGCCTGGTATGTGCCGTGAAAATCTCCACTACTGTTAATAGGGATATCTGCTTGACCACTACCTGCCTTTAAGGGCCTGATCGGTGCTGGCGCTTTACTTTTCACTACAGTCTCTGGTTTGGCTTCACTTTTCTCGTATAGCTTTTCCAGTTTTCCTATTTCAATCAAAGCCTTTCGCGTGGGCATTTGTGCTAGTTTTTGAGCATATTCAAGGTCCTCTGCAAGGTGATACAGGATTCTTGGTCCAACATCACTCTCTAAAATAGAATCTCGAATATCATCACTAACCACCACATCAGCCGTGCTTACAATTTCATCGTAGTCAGGTAAATCAGCTTTCACTTTGTCTAATTTGGCAGACCATGATTGGATAACCTTTTGTCTTTCCTCATTAGCCTTTCTGTTGGCTTCTTGCTGATCACGCTCTTGTAAGGCTTTTTCTGTTGAATACTGCGCCAATGCCTTAGCGTACTCAAACGCATCTTGGAATTGACCAGGTTGTGGTTCTTCGTCAATGTTCTTCGCCTGTGGGGGCGTAGCCTGTTGCTCTAAAGCCCTTAACCTTGCTTCCAACGCTTCTCGCTGTTGGCGTTCTGCTTGCGCTTCTGCCTTGGCTTGCTCACGTTGTTTTGTCAGTTCAGAAAACCTTTTTTCTAACTTAGGGTTCTGCTTCTTTTCCTCTGTAGGTTTGCTTTGTTCTGCCTCTGGTTCACTCTGATCTTCAACTTCTGATGGCTCGGGAGTTTCCTCAACCGCCACATCATCGTTTCTGTCAGCTAAACCAAGTTTATTAGCATAAAACTCAGCTGAGTTCTCACTCGTCAATACTGATGACGCTTCTTTTTC